CTATTGTAATTCTTTGTTCCTTTAACCGATACATTTATTTCTTTTATTTTCATTTATTTATCCTCCTTAATAATCACTGTTTCTTTTCTTTTAAATATGTCAAACCATCTTCTTCTCTTTTGTTGTCCAATCTCTAAATATTTATTTTCTTTAAAACTAAAAACCTTAACCTCACAATTAAGAATCATATGTTTCCAACCTTTGGTTCTTCTCTCATTCAAAAACGCAGAAATCTTTGTAACCTCTTCTTGTGAAGTGTCCTCTGGAAATACCCATAAATATTCTTGTGTTCTTGCTTCTTTCTTATTCATTTTTCACCTTCCCATAAGAATATTTTAACTAAATATCCTATTGATTTAAATCTGTTTTTTAAGAAGTTTAGTTTTACTTCTTGGCGTCCTAAATTCTCTTTATCTATTTTTAATTTATCTTCATATTCTATTTTTAATTTGTTACCAGATAGTCTTACACTTAGTTCTGCATCTCTTTGAGTGTCATTAGTATAAGCTGGTTTACCTGTATCTTCATAGATCTCTTGTGTTATCTTTCTCATAATATTTGATTGTAATTGTTTTAATTTATTTTTGAAAGTATTTACATTATTAGTTAGTCTGATTATTTCTAATTCAGTATCTCTTATATCATTTGGGATGCTTACTAATTCTTCCTTTAGATAGTCTGATGCTTCAGTCATATTCCTAACTCCTTTTTCAAATCTTCTACAAATTCCTCAATAACCATTATTTGTTTATTAGCAGCGTATGCGTTATCAAAATCAATATGGTTCTTTAAAATAATATTATGTCTGGCAGTCATTAATGATTCAAATCTTATTAAAGCATCTAAAACTTTCTGCTTCAAGATATAATTCTCTGCTCTATCTCTTTTGAATTTATTACTAATCTTTTCGTATTCTTTTGTTTTACTTAATCCGTGTGTTTTTTTGGTTAGATTTTGATGTTTTGAATTAGTAATCAACTGTAAATTTACTAATCTATTGTCTTTTCTATTTCCATTTAAATGGTGGACATGTTCTTCTTTAGTTAAATATCTACCAAGATATTTTTCCATAACTAATCTATGCTGATAAACTTGTCCTCCAGACATAGCAAAAGGATGTTCTGGACAATAGACCAAGAAGTATCCATTTCTTGTTGTAACTCCTCTATTCCCTTTATTCCAAGGCACATAATTTTTTTTAAATACCATATAAATCAACCCCTAACTTTTCTGCTATCTTCATTAAATGTTTTGTAACTAATCCATTAATATCTTTCTCTATTTTTGTTTCTGATAATACTTTTTTAACAAATGATTTGTCTAAACAATTTTTCTTTATTACTTTCAAGAGAAAATATTTATCTCCTCCTTTTATCCCAATATGATTAGCACCTTCTACGTCTGTAAATTCCTCAATAATAAATTCCTTTCCTTTTAAACTTGGAAAATCTTTTTCAAAAGTCATTTCTTTCTCCTCTTCATTAATTCTATATTGACTCGGTTTCTATCATTGAAGCTTCTTATAATATTATTTAGTTCTACCTTCATTGTTGAGTCTATTGCTTTACAAGCTAATCTCATATCTTCCCAGTCTTCTTTATTTTCTATTGTTATTAGTTTTTTTATTTCCATTGTTTAATCCTCCATTGATTATTAAAGGGGAATAGGAGAGCAGTTGTAATTCTCTCCTACACCTCTGGAATTTATTATAGATAGCCCTTCTCTATAAGAACTAGCTATGTCCGTAAGGACTATGATTTCTTTTTTAATACCTCTATTTCACTATCTTTGTATAATGAGTGTGCTACAAATCCAACTGGTTTAAGTTCTGTAAGAACTCTTACATTTCCTTCTTTCATTGTTGCAACACCGCTTCCAGCTAATGAATAACAATCAACATTATTAATATCTATTCCTAATTTCTTTAAAGCTTCTTCATCTAATTGTGATTCAATTACTACATCGCCTGTTTCTTCATTAAACTCTGCTTTGATTACCTTACCAATTATTCTTTTAGGATCAAATTCAACATTGACTGGTTTTCCTTCTAATTGTTTATACATCTTTTTTAGATTCTCTTTTGGAATTATCTCTCCATTGATATCTTCTGTTCCAAATACTTTTGCTTTTACTTTCATTATAATCCCTCCTCGTGTTCTTCTTTTTCAAGCATGCCTTCTTTCTGTTCTATCATTTCTTCATATAAGTCGTCTGAATCTATTTCTGATTTCATTCTACATTCACCAATTCCTTAATCTCTTTTAGTTTTAATTCACCATCTGTATTACATAGAAATTCTGCTATCTTGTAAACTGCTAATTGTAGATTTGTAATTCTCTCATCAATCTTGTCTAAACTCTCATCTTGTAGTTGTCTTAATTCTTTTTCCTTTGAAATCTGTTCTTGTAATCTAACCCTATCTTCTAATCTATCTGCTTTTTCTATATTTAAATTTAAAGATAGTAATTTAATATCTTCTGCCATTGTTCTTTTCATTGTAAGACCTCCATATAATCTTCTAAATCAAAAGTAGTGGTTGGAATAGCCATAAGCCCTTCTGACATTCCTTTAGAAACCTCATCCATATCAACTTCATTGCCTACCAATTTTATTTTATTCATTTTATCACCTCTTTATTATATATAGTTAGATATACTAACATCTATATAAATATATGTGTTGTGTAGTATATACTTAAAAAAAGTCAGAAAAATTTATTTTTACACCTATCACTCAATAATAATAACATAAATAAAAGAAATAGAGAATATAATAAGTGAGGTTTACCCTCAGTAGTTCGCTCAAACCTTAAAAGGTTTGAGTCACTCATCTTCAACCCTCTCTATACGAGCTATATTTTTGATAGTGACGACTTTAGACTTCTTTAGATATTTAACTCTAAGGTTTACATTGAGGTGTGTAAAATTAACAGATAAACAGATTCCTTTTATTTTTTCTTTATTGTGATCTACTACTGTTACTTCTTTTCCAATATGTTCTTTTAATTCTTTTATATATATATTTTCTGAGGGTTCCATTTTTTATATTCGATAAAACGATATATTTATATAGAAGTAGTAACACTCTCATCTTGGGTTCTGATGGGGTTTACTACCCTATTTTTATTATTATACCATTTATAAAGCATTACTTATTTATATTGTTTGTGGTTAATAATTTAAATGATAGTATGTAATCTCTTATGCTTCCTTTGTGGACGACGTTGATGAGAAATCTATGTTGATCTTCAGTTCTTTTTTTTACAGGTATGTTTAATATTTCTTTTTTATATTCCATTGTTATTATTATCTTAGTGAGGTTTACCCTCGCTGGTTTTGTTCAAACTTTTTTCAAAAGCTTGTTGTACTTCTTTCTTCCTCTTAGTGGCCAGAGGTAACATCTCATACATCTCGTTCCGTAAGACGGACGACCACACTTAATACACTTTCTTCTTTTCATAAATGTATTATACCGACGATATATTTAAAGTTTCTTGTTTTAATGGTATGTTAACATATCCACAGCCTACTTTTTTCTGACCTTTTGTTTTTATCTTGGGACACTCATATCTTTTTTTATCATAGTTCCAAAGCAATTTCTTTCTACAATTAGGGCAGAATTTCACTTCAAATCCCTGCTAATGCATTCATAAACCCAATACATCCACCGAGCATAGATAATATCATTATTATTAATATCCATTGTGCTGCATTTCTTATTTGTCTTAAATACTTTAGTGCTTCTTCATTCATTTTAAACCTCCTGTTCAACTTCTATTTTATCGACGCTGATATGATACATTGTTAATAGATGTCTCCATTTTTCTGCTTCTGCAACTGCTTCTTTATATTTGAATATAAGAAATTCTCTTTTACCCATCATATCTTTTCTGAATACATTGTCCATAAACATGCTCTCAGATATACCTAAGCTTCTTGCAGTCCTCTTTATGTATGCTTTTAGGTCTGTTGCTATATTAACACTTAATCTATTCTTATAAGTGGTTTTGTTTGTATTATATTTAGATCCTTTTTCAGGTCCTCTCTTACCCATATCTATCCTCTCCTTTTTAGTGAAAGTTATGTAAAAAGTTATTAACTTTTTCAAAGAGTAGAAGCCCTAAAACCATTGAATTTTAGTACCTATTAGAAATGTTTATTGAAATGTTTATGGAAATTTTAATAGCTTTCTAAATAAGTTAAATCAAAACATTTATAAAGAAATAGATATTCCCTATATTGTGCAATGTGTTGATTTTCTTCTTCTCTTTTGTTTACATCAAAAAGTTAATAACATTTATCGTAACTTTTCTCACTTTTATATTTCTTTAAAAGATTAACTATTATTTAAATCTTTCTTAGCAAATCCTTATTCGCTATACCGAATACTAAGGGTTCCCTAAGTATATAGATTAATAAAAAAGAAAAGGGCTTACTTGCCCATAACATACTTTCTAACTAAATTAACTATTACACTGTTACCTGCTACTGCTAAGGGTGTCATTGCACCAAAATCAATAAAAGGTACTGTTCCTTCAAGATATGTAAGGACTGCTCCTACTACTGCTATTAAAAGACCATTACCTAATTTCTTCATATCTTCTTTGTTTAATTGATAAGATTTGCTTTCTACCATTTTTATCCTCCTTTAAGTTAATAAATTGATTATCTGCAATACAACTAACACAATAACTACTATTTTGTAAAACAGATCTATTTTACTTATTCTTTTGTTTAACTTATTTATGTGTTTTAGATGATGTTTTTTTACTTTTCCAATCTCTACTTTTATTAGTTGTTCCATTGTATTTCTGCCAAAGCTACGCTTTGTGGACCTGGCGGTCGGCTCTAATTTGGACCATGATTGACTCTGCCTGTAATCTCTGTAGATGATTGTATCCAACTATAGATATTATTATAGGTAAACCAAATTGTTTTATACCTTTTATCATCTTTTACTTTAAGTCTTTCAGGCATTGTTTTTGTATTTGCAAAGTAACACCAATCTAATGCTACCCAAGCGTTGTCACTCATTCTTTGATAAATTGGATAACTATGTCCTACTTGACTTTTATCTGTTGGGTTCTCTACAAAGCCACAAGCTACCTTTATTCTGTCAGCAGGTATACCCCAATTACGACAAATAGATACTATTAAGTTAGTTCCATCTTCGCAGTCCCCTTGTTTCTTATGTAACATCTCTTCTGGGAATAACCAAAACTCTCCTTGATCTGATTTATAAGAGCATTCTTTCATTACCCATGTTAATACTTTTAAAGCAATATTATCATAAGTATCTTTAGAAACTATGCCTATTTTTAATCTTTTTAGAACTTCTGATGGGACTGATATAAAAGACCTAACATCATATTTGTTTCCATCTCTTGCATTATAAAGAATGGGTGCCATAGGCCACTTTCTATCTTCTTCTGTCATTGCTTGTTCTCTTATTATTTCTTTGATTACTGTTTTTATCTTAGGAACTTCTTTTATTACTTCCTTTGTTTTAATGACAGTCTTTGGCTTCTCTGCTATCTTTTTCTTTAATGCCTTGATTCTTATCTCGTATGCCTTAGATAGTTCCTTATTGTCTTTCTTAAGTGCCTCTATGCTCTTCTGTAGCTTGAGTTCTTTATTACTTTTTCTTGGCTTTCTCTTTAGATATTTTTCTAATAGAACATCGTATTTCTTTGCTATCTTCTGTAACTTCTTATATTTTTTATTTAGAATTGATAGTTCTTTTTTATAATTAGATTTCTTTTTAACTTTCTTTGGTTGGCTTTTAAATAACCACTCCCATAAACTTATTGTTTTTTTCTTAGGGTTCCTCTTTTTCATTTTTATCTTAAATACCTCCATATATATAAATTATTCTTTTATTCCAATAGTTAAAGCACTAATTGATGGTAGTGGATTTTGGGTGTCTGATTTCATATTTATCCTTAGTATCATATTAGTTCCTTTGTTTTCTATTCCTACTGAACTTCCTGGTTCTCCTTTTAAACCTACATTTATATTATTCTGATAATTAGATGAATCAAAAGTTATATCATAGGTAGCCAAATCATTATCATCATTGCCGTTTACTCTTAATTCACAAGAAGAAGGAGTATAAGGAAGAGAAAATGTAATAGAGTTTGTTATTCCTGCGTCTGCGTCCTCTGTTTTTAATCTTAATTTTCCTTCTGAGGTTTCTGTATTAGAGTGTGTAGATATTTGTGAATCATCATTAAAAGTAAAGTGATACCAATTATCCATACCATTTGGATTCTGATATGTTCTAAGGAACTCTGTTTCTCTTTCTCTTTGTTTTATAATAGATGTTGCAGATATTTCTCTCTCTGAAAGAGTAACGCTTGAATCAAATCCACTAATAGAATAAACATCAGTCCATTCTTTTACAATAAATTTACCATCTAAAACATAAGTAATATTAGCATCTATTTTATATCCAGGAATTAAACCACTAAGACCTAAACAAATTACAGTTCCTTTATTTTCTGCTGTTGCCTTTTCTGTCTTTTCTGCTAATGCTCTTTCTATTGCTTGTGCTTCTGTGCTTATTGAAGTATCATTTATAGGCTGTTCTTTTATCCATGTTTTGTCTATAGAAACATCATCTTTTTCCATCCAACCAATTAAACAGTTTTCTTTCTCTTGACCATAGACTCTTATTCTGTTTCTTTCAATTCTTCTATCTTTTCCAAATTCAGGACATGACCAAACATTTATTCCAGACATAATTGTAACATCATTATTTATTTTACTCCCTTGTGGAAAAGCATAGAACACTCCGTCTGTATCTATTCGTGCTTCATAACCTAATATTTTTATAACAAGTTTAAGTGAACTAAGATAAGATAATTCTCTAAAGTCTTGAGTAATAGTTTTACTTGCTGATTGTATTGAAGAAGAAGTATAGGAAATAATAGTATATCCTGCTCTTGTATTTATATCATCTATAATTGATTTTAAAACACTATCACCTGCTTGTTCTGTAAATGTTCCTATGTAATTCATATCTTGTAATTCAGGATAAGCTCTGCTTGTTATTCTCATAATCCTTGCACCATTAGAATTCATACCTGGTCTTGCATTGTCTAACTTTCCAGTATATTTCTTAGTAGTTCCTTCTAAATAATCAGAATACAATTCAACAGTTTCCCCGCCTTCCCATTCATCATTATATTTTCCTTTATAATTATCTAAAAGAACATCACAAACAGAAAGAGAATCTATTGTTGTGCTTCTATTGGTTATATTTATTCTATCTGCAGAAACATCTACTCCGTCTATTTTAATTGTTACTTTTGCTTCATTTTCAGGTAACTCTAAAAAGATAATACCTTCTTCCTGTTCCATTATATCCTGAGTCAAATTGGTTCTCCTATCTGAAGAGGCCAAACACATTCAGAACATAGAGCAGTGAACTCAAAAGACATATTTATCTTTCTTATGCTTGTCCTATTACAAGTTCCATTTAACCAAACATAAATCCCATCACTATTTCCAACACCTACATTAGTTAATATCTTTTGATAATTTTCGTTTAAAGGTATTGCTCCTTCTTGAGTTACATTATTTCCTACATAGAGAGTAACACACTGATTAGAAATATGAGGCATTCTAATTAAGTAATCTGAATCATCTGTTTCTGCTTGACTTATGTAATTCCAAATAGGTGTAGAAGCATTCTCACAGAATCCTAAACTTTTATTATCATAATCACAATAACCTATTACTTGTCCTATTGGTGTTACATTATTAAAATCATAATGGTAAATCCTTACTCCAAAACTACTTATCTTATTTGGAGAAGTTCTATTATAAGGAGAGTATCTTATACTTATTATTCTTGAATCATTAATAGTTACATCTGATTGGTCATAAGCAAATATACTTATGTTTTCTTCTCCTATGTATCTTAAATCTAAATTAGTAAAATTAGTATCTCCTTGTAATCCATCTGAATAACATCTTACTGGAAAGAAAGAATTGTTTACTAAGTAACTTGTTATATTATTTATTTCTGAAATAGATATTTTTCCTATAGTTTGATTCTGATCTATTTTTTCATAATTAAAACTTCCTGGTTGGTCAGAAGATACTTTTATTTCTACTAAACAATCTAAAGAGTTTTGACAATTATCTGCCATATAACTATCTATAGGACTGCTTGACCAATTTACTACATAACTTTCATTCTCGAGGAGAGTTCCATTCATTTCCCAGTCATTTGTTCCATCATTGCCAATATCAAAAGTAATGTTAGCAAGGCTTCCTTCTACAACTATTGTTCTTACATCATAAACTATTCCTTGTTCGCTTAAATCTCCATATTCGTCTTGGATTCCTGTACCTGTTACATTGAATCTATATTTTAAAGAAACTCCAGAAACAGTAAATACATGAGTTATATCATTTTGAACACTTTCCCAAGAATCTTCTGAACCATTGTTTGCAGATAAGAAAGCATTTACTTCTACTCCACTTGGTTTATTTTCAGTCCATATTAATTTAGCAGTTGTTAAGTTGTCTGTGAAGTTTGCTAATTGATGAGAAGTAATAGTTCCATTACCCCATGTAAAGTTGCCTATTCTTTCTCCAGTTATTCCTGTAGCATTAATATAATAAAGATATGCATTACCATCTGCTCCTATACTATGTCCAGGTGTTGCAACACAACTAGCGCTTACAGATATAGAAACTTCATATTGATGAGTAAAATCAAAAGCTACTTCATTATTATAAACTCCATCATCATAAGTTTTTATCACGCTTCCTACCTTTCTAAATTCCCATATAGATATATCTTGTCCACTCTTAACACTTAGAACTCCAGTACCAGTAGTTTTATCCCTAATAGATAAACTTGAACTCCAAGAACCTCTGTCATCTCCAGGACATGGGCTATCAACATTAACATCTCCTGCTGTTAATTCTACTCTTAAAAATACACTTCCAAATCTTGTAAAATCTAAATCTTGTGAACGCATACTAGCACCACAACTATCTGTATCATCTAGGTCACCACAAGAACCACCAGCACTACAAAAAGCACTACAAGTTGTTGAAACTTTTTCCCCTATACTTACAGTATAACTTCCACCCCATCTTCCTGAAATATCTCCTATACTAAAATCTTCATAAACAAACTGATTATCTACTATTGAATTTGACTCATCTATTTCACTCATGTTATGAAAGAACTCTATTTTATCATAAGATTCTGAGTTTGCAGTGCCACCACTTATATTCATTGTTCCATTGTTGTTTAATATATTAGTTAAGTCTGATGAGGACATATTTATTTTTATTATAATGCTCCCAGCTGTTGAGAAAAGAACATTACCTTCTGAAGTTCCATCTGATAAATAAGATTGATGAAGTATGTTTCCTGTTAAGTTTCCTGGTAGAGAAAAGTCAATAGTCCCGTCGGTAGAAGCATCACATTGTAAATTATTAGGATAACCAGAGTTATCTTCTCCTGTTATATTAAACTCTAAAAGTGTTATTTCTGTTCCATTCTTTTCAAGACTTACATTTACATCTTGAGTTGTGTTTAAAGTGAAATCCAAATAATCAGAAATATCATTTGTCCAATTATCTGAAGAAATATCTCCAACTAAATAAGAAATATTTGCAGGATTACTACATATATAATCATCTCCATAACCTGGAGCATCTAAATTAATGCAAATATCTTTTTCACCATCCCCAATGCAAGTAATATTAGAATTAGTTTGGTATTCATATTTTCTATCAAATGGTTCTCCATCTAAATAACAAATAATATTAGTGTTGGGTTCTGGCGGTTCTGGCATTACTTGATAACCCCAAGTAACATTTATGTAAGTTCCCCAACAAATTGAATTAATACATTGTCCTCTTGTTCGTAAATAATTTGTGTACACTACACTTGCATTTGTTCCTGTACTTATATTAACCCAATTACTCCAAGTTGAATTATCAGAACTATAACTGTATTCCACATTATTAAATCCTAACCAATCAATCCTATCTATATAAATCGCAGAACTATTTGATGGTATTGATGATGATGTAAAATTGCCTTCATCAAAAGAAACAAGAGGAGATTGTAAATATGTTCCATCAATAGTTGTTGTAACAGTTCCCGGAAGGTTTAGGTTATAACTTATACCAAATTCATAATTACCACCAAAACTTGATAAGTCCCAACTATACTCAGTTACAGATTCACTTGGCTCTACTGATGTTTTATTAAAATGTATGCTTTCGATAGAAGTTCCATTACTTGATATACATATTGTTACATTTGTTCCCCCTAAAAAATAATAGTCATAGGCAACACTATTATCTATTCTAAAAATATTCTTTTCAGTACCTAATATAGAAGAATTCATATTAAAGGTGAGGGTTCCTACACTATCATCTAAATCAACTTTTACATTATCCCAAGTAAAGCAATTATTAGCACCTATCTGGAAAGGAAAAGATTCACTCTTTGAAATAACTTTTGCACCAAGACCATCACCAACAGAATTTAATTCTAATTGTCCTCCACTAACGCTTGTTGAACCACCATAATCAAGTTGAGCCCAATTAGTTAAATTTAAAGAAACCCCATTAAAGCCATCAAATAAAACTTCTCCTCCATAAGAACTCAATTCTAAAACCCCAACATTTTCTTCTAAATTAGATAATTCTCCATTCCAATTTCCAGTTTGATAAATATAATTAGCATACTCAGGATAAGCCATTCCATCAAACTCAGGAATAAAATCTATTATTTGTGGGTCACATACTCCAGAATATCCGCCTCCTTTATTACACAAAACTTCCGGTGTATTTCCAAACTTAGGTTTAATATCTATTTTAATAAAATCTGTATTCAAATCTTTTATAATATTATTTAGTTCATCTTTTCCATCAAAAGGATATTCATTAATTCTTATTAAATTTAAAATATGAGTATTATTATAAGAAGTATCTTTTGTTAGATTTACTAAATCAATATGCTCATCTATAATTAATTTCTCGTAGGGTTCTTCTTCATAAACCACTCCATAGATTCCTAAAAAATTTGCTTCTTTAGAGATAGTTTCAATAACATAATCAAACTCTTTATTAGATTCTTTTAATTCAGCTTTATACAAATGTCGTTTGTCTTCTTGCTTCATTAATTGTAATTTAGGAATCCTACCAGTAAGGTTTTCAAATTCACTAACAAATTCATTCCAATCATTTGTAGGGTTTTCTTCTATTAATATTATAACTTCTCTAATCTCTGGATCTAATTCTATTTCATATTTGTTATTTTTACAAAGAACATCATTACATTCTAAGTTTTGATTACATTTTAAATCTTTTAATAAACCTTTTTTAAGGCTTAGTTTTCCATTATTAGATACAATGTATTCCTCACTCAATAAACCCTCTTCTCCGTCCTTTAAAACCCACTTTCCTTCGCATTCTAAGTCCTTATATTTGAAGGAAATATCATTATTATTTACACTGATATAATCATCTTTCCAGTGACTAACAAAAGAAATATCAGACTGACTATTTTCCTCTTCGACACAGCCTTGAATAGTCAATAAAAATATTATAAAAATCAAAGATAAAAACCATTTAAACATTTAGGGCTCCTCTATAATAGTCATTGTAAACTTGTGAGAAGTAGGATTTCTATTATTATCTAACCATCTTATATTTGTTATATAATACATACCATTATGATTGCCGTCAGTAAGTTCGTGAGTGACTAAGTCATCTGCATAGCCTTGAAGCGTATCTCTGTCAGTATCTCTGCCTGTTCCCCAGAAGATTCCAGATATATTTCCAGACCATTCTCTTTGTGAAGCTTCCTTATCTGGCATTGGTCTTATAAGAATTCTACCTCCTACTTTTCTTTTAACAGTTCCATTAGTCTTTACTAAACTCATAGAAGTAATGTAAATAGTAAGTGCTCCAAATGAGGCTGTCGCTGAAAATGTCATTCTGTGAAGAATCTCCTTTCCATTCTTGTATTTCCTGTAGTTGAAGGTTCTCCAGTTTCTACATCTACTTCAACTAAATCAAAATATCCGGATCCTCCTCCTCCACCACCTGCCTTTCTTCTAAATTCTTCATAAGATGACACTTGTTCTCCGTGATACTCTTCAATTATCATTTCTTCTTTAATATCTTTAACCATATCTTTAAATGAAGCTCCCAAAACATCTATTGATTCTTTTTCAAGATTTGATAATTCTTGTTTCTTTGCTATTAATTCTTTTACATTTTCTAATTGTGTTAAGTCTGCATTTGCAATGAAAGAATTCAATTCTGCTTCCCTTTGTTTTATTATTTCTATATTATTTATTGCTTCTTGCATTCTTTTATTTTCTGCTTCTGCTAACTCTTGTGCTTTAAAGAATGGGTCTATCTCTTGCATTTCTGCTCCCTCTCTTTCTTTGAATCTTGGGTCTAATTTAAAACCTGTTGAAGTAAACTTTAATCCCAATCCCTCAAATTCCATCTCTCCTCTTAATGCTCTAAGATTTTCAGAAGCCTCTTTTATTTCCTTTGAACCAATTTCAGCTAATTTAGTTAGTATAGGAATATATATAGTTCCTGCATCTTTAGAGAAGTCTTTCCATGCAGCATCAAACTTTTGAGTAGCAGTAGTAGCATCTGTAAGGCTTCCTTCTAATTTTGTAGTTGATTCTTCTATACCAGTCATTACAGCTTGATTAAATGCTATTGTTCTTTGTTGAGCAGTAAGAGCATCTACAGAAATACCTATACTTTTAGCATAAGATTTGTATGCATCTTCTGCTTTTACTATAATACCTAAATTATCTAATATCATTCTACTTTGTCTTCCAATACCAATAGTCAAATCTGCAAAAGCTTCTTCTGTTGTTCTACCTACTGCTGCACCTAATAATCTTGAAGCCTCTAATAATTCAGGAAGTTGTTGTTGTTTAATTCCTAATAAAATAGCATTATTTGCTTGAGTAACTAAGCTTAATTGAGAAACAGTTCCATCTGCAGCAGCACTTAAAGAGTTTAAAAATCTATTAGCATCTCCTTCTACAAGTCTTGAAAATGAAGTAAATCTCTGTTCGAAAGCTATTGAGGCTCTTGTTGCATCTTTTAAGAAACTTGTTATTGCTACACCTGCAGCAGCAAATCCAATAGTAGAAGCTATACCCATCTTACTTATAGATTTACCAAAAGAAGTTACTTCTTTCTCTGCAGATTTCATATCCTTCTTAAGTTTCTGAGTTCCCGTAGTCTTTACAACTACTGTTGCTTCTGCTACTTTTGCGATTTTGCCATCTCCCTTGCTTTTCTTTTAGCTTCTATATATTCTTCTGCATTCATATTATCTTTATTTGATTCTTTATTTCTTTCTGAGTCTTGTTCAAGCATAATCATAATGTCATTGAAATCCATCTCATTTACTTCTTGTGGTTTATAGTTATGTTCTATTCTGAACTTTTCTTTGACTTTCCACTCGAAGCTTTTGGCTTTTTCTTTGATTTCTCCTTCAGTTGAAAATCTGAACCACCCCGATAATCCATTACTTGATGAAATAATTCCAAACCATCAACATCATCAAGGTCTTCTAAAACCTTATCACTTATAGATATAAATTCCTTGCCTTCTTTTACTTTGCAATCTGCTTTAACTATATCCATAGGTGTTAATGGTTTTCCTTTCATAGATTTTTCTTGTATTTCACACTGTGCTTTAAAACTTCTATTCTTTCTTACGAGGAATGTATATCCTCCTATCTTTATTTCTTTAGTTTCCATTTCTTTCTCCTATCTAAGTGCTTTCTCTCCACCCTGTAGGGGCTTCTGCTGCTGCAAGTGTTTTATGTGCTAATACTACATTAGTTGCTGTAAATCCTACTGTTATTTGAGGAACACCAGAACCAACTATATCATCTGGTAAGTCTTGAATTACGACATCATGCAAAGTATAAACTATACTATAATCTGCAGATTGATATAAAGTAATTATTATATCTTTCAAGACAACTCCCTCTGTAGGTGTTGCTGTTCCACTTGCATCGTTATAAAAGTCTTCCCATAAGTCTTGTCCGTTCTCTGTAGCTGTTGTTAAATCTATTCTCATAGTTCCAGTAATATTTCTTAATCCAGGAATATATCCTGTTAAGTATCTTGTAGAAGCTACATTATTCAAGTCATACAATGGGTCTATGTTATTTTCTATAATAAACTCAATCATTCTGACATTATCAAATGCTGCTGCTGCACCTGCATCTCCATACTTTACTTGAACATCTCCCCAAGTGAATGGATATTCTGTTGCTTCTACAAGAGTTCCTACTGAAAAAGCAGTTGCCTTCTCTGCCTTATGAACAAGCATCTCGTATGTCCATAAGCACTCTGTTTTTTCTTCTGCATGGAAAGTTGCTCTATTTACTATGCATCCTGTCAATAAATGAACTGTAGAACCAACATATCCTGCTTCAATAGTCATAGTCATTAAATCATCATCACCATATTCATCTGCTGTGTCTGGAACTGTATTTGTATCTGCAGGATCACCAACACCTTCTGTATCTGATGAATCTATTGGCATTTTAAGAAGCCATACACCCATTGGAGTTGTTTGATTTAAATCTTTAGCTACCCAGAAACTCATATTTGCTGTGCACTCATGATTCTTCTTTATTACTCCTGCTGATACTCTGCTTCTACCACCTGCACCAACTCCAACAAAACGATTTGATGTTACATTCTCATTTGGAGTTATATTCATACTTTGTAAATATGCAAGAGTTACTGTAGGTGTTGCTGCTGTTGATACGTGTGTTTTATCAGAAGATTCTCCCTGAAAGCCTATTTCTATTAATGCAGATTCTCCTTTTATGTAAATTGTGTCTGCCAAATTAATCACCCCCTTCCTTTGGTTTTTTATCTTTTGTTTCTTTCTCTTCTACAAATTTACCTTTGAATTCTTTATTGTCATTCATTTTAAGGATTTGTTTGATTTCTTCTTTTGTTAAACTTGGATATTTGTCTGTGACAACATCACCTTCTCTAACAGATATTCTCCTTTTACTTGATTTAATAATCATAGCATATCTTTGTTTTCCTATGTATTTTAACATTTTTATAGCCTCCACTAATTTTGTTTTATTAAACTGAATTCTATCTCTATCTCATGTTTCCATATTCCTTCTTCCTCGTCAAAGTCCAAAGGTTCTGAACGAACTAACTCATAATCATAAAATAATTGAAGTAAAGCATCTTTATCATAATTGGGTTGAATATAAAATTGACTTCTTAGAGCTTTTTCTATTTTCTCTGCAATAAAATCAAGTAATCTATTTCCTTCATAGTTATCAGTAACACTCGGAGAGCCTTCGGTTATACTAAGTATTTGTAAATCACCATCTTTTCCCCAAGCTAATAAAGTAATTAAACAACTTATTCTTTGTTTCTGTAATTGTGATGATGTTCCTGCTTTTATTCCTTCTATGATTTCTTGTTTAACTGCTATCCTCGGATAATCTGTTTTACTCAAATCTTTTCCTTTAGGATAAAATGGAGTTACTTTGCCTGTCATATTAGAACCTTGATAATCTATTATTCTTTGTTTAAGAAAATTAGTAATATTCATTACAGGTTTATGCTCTTTAAGTGTTACATTGACTGTAGAAGAAGAACCACTCCTTACTACTCTTCCATATCCTGTCTTATGGTCACTCTTTGCTGTTACATAAATAATATCTCCGTCTGCCTTTCCTGTGAATAATTCTAAGTCTACAGAATAAGCACCATCAGAATCAGTAGTTAAGGTAGCATAATTAGTAGTATCATTACCATTGTGTTGTTCGTTATCTTGTGTTTTATTTAGAACATAGATAATTATGCCACTACCTATATTAGTAGTCCCGTCTGCCAAAAATATAGTTCCTGTAAGATTGTGTGCTGCCATTATTTAATTCTCCCAATTTCTCTAAACAAATGCATTTTTATTTTATTTACAGAATCTTGAAGGGCAGGAACCATATATGGTCTTCTTCCATGTCTTCTTACATTACCAGGTCTTTCCATAAATATACCATAGTTTACCTTAGGGCTTACAGAAATAGTCCACCCATCAAATGTCTTTTTAACAGGATTATCTACGCTTATACTCCTTCTAAGTGTTCCAGTATCTACAGGAGAATACATCTTTGCTTTTCTTTCTACTTCTAAAGCTCCTTTCTTCATACCTATTTTAATAGCTTGATTAACTTTCTCTGGATACATTTTCATCTTTTTTACATTAATCCGAACTATGATATTTTTAGCCATTTACTCTCACAAGTCGTGCCTCATAGTGTGTTTTATCAGTCCCATAATAATATAATCTTGGCTTGTCCGCTATTTTCCACCATTGACTATTAATTTGTATTAAATCATTCTTTTGAACAACATCTTTTGATTTAAATAAACCTAATGCTTCACCTGAATTTACTACTCCCCACTCAAATAATCTTTCTTCATCATTTATTATTTGAAAACTCATAGTAATTGTATCGTCGGTAGCAGGATTTGTTTCAGATTCAACAGAATAATAATCAGTCTCGTAAGTTCTTGTTTGCCTTCTAAGAGTTACTGACATTCCTATTGTGTTTATTACATACCAAAAACCAAATACTGCTTTACTAACTAACCATAAATCTATTCCTGTTTGAATTTCTGCAGAAGTATCGACGGTAACAGTTTCAGTATCTTTTCCAGTAGACCCAGAAACTTCTATCTTTAAACTATCTCCATTGCCATAATCATTAATCCATTTAGCATCTGCCATATTAACAGACCATTCTCCTTGAGCATTTGTAGTAAGTGAAGAAATATTAGAACCATCAAGACTTTCACTTCGAGTAACATTAGTAACAGTAACATTCAAATCAGAGATAACAGTTGTTCCATCTCCTAAATAACATATCCCCTCGAGGGTATGTGTAATTCTTGGCACGTTATCACCTCCATAGGTTTGTGCAGGACTCAACCAGTCAGAGTCCTTATATTATTCTTGTATTAGACCTCGACTTGCTTAATCCATAAGCTTTTTTGTGAGCCTCTAATTGTTCTTTTAATTGTTTTAATTGTGAATTATAATTTACTTGAAACTCTCCTGTTGAGAAGGATATTGACCCTCCTGTTCCACTCTTTACGTCGTCGAATGTTCCTCCAGAGGCATAGGATATTCCTTTTATAGCAGCTATTAATGCAATATACTTTTTATATTTTTCTATCATATCAGTCATAGGAGAATAAACTAATCCACCTGTTCCTGTAAATTTAAGATTCTCATATCCATTAGATTGTAATTTATAATTAAATCTTATTGCGTTTCTTATTAAATCAATAGTATAATCTTTTTCCTGTCCTTCGTCTTGCTCTTCCCAATCTCCTGTGTCCATTGTTTTATAACTTAAAGAAGTAATAGTAAGTAAGGGAAGATAAATGCCAGAAACCTTATCTTTAAAATCATTTAAATAAAGTATTGTTTTATTGTTTCCAACATAGAGGTCTTTAGTATTGAAAGTAATATCTGTCATAGCTGTCGCTGATGTTACAAAATCTATTTTTAAAGCAGACTGAACTTCATAAAAAGCTTCTTTAAGGTGTTGATCTAAAATAGTATTATCAATGTCAGTAGCACTCAGATTATTTAAATTACGAACCTCTACATATAATGGACCAAATTCTCCGTCTGTCATTTTTCATTCTATTCTTTCTTCTTAAATATATAATATCCTATTGCTGAAATAACTGCTATTAAACTTAATGTAATCCATAACCAATTTCTTTTTACTGGTTCTGGTATTGGTGGCTCTGGTAATTTATCATCATCCTTTTCTTCTGGTTTGTCGTCAGGTAAATCATCTGGAGTGTCTTTCTTATCTTCTGGAGTAATTACACCTTCTCTATTCGGTGTGCTACCACTATCTCCACCACTACTTCCATCTGGTGTACTTGGAACACTTGATGAAAATGATAAATCTAAAACATTAGTATCTCCACTTACTATAAATAAACTTGAGAATGAACTAAAAGAAATACTCACTTCGTCACCAGTATCATAAGCAAAGTCAATCATATTAAATTGAAATCCGTCGCTGTCTAATTCATAATCTTTTGTAATCCCTGTTGTAATATCTTTTACAGTAATGATTCCACTTGTTTGAAGAACACCATCTATTTTTATTATTCCGTATACAGGATGTGTTACTTTAGTTCCAGTATAAAGAGGTGCATTCATTTCTATCCATTTATCAAATCCCTCTACTGTAAATGTTTGTGTATCTTCTTTACATCTTGTATCTGCTATGCAATAAGTAACATCGAAAGAACTACCTAATGAAGGATCTAAGTCTTTTAAATTAATCATCCATCTTCCTGTATCTTTATGAGATATTTGATTTACAGATACTCCATTCTCTGCAGTTATCTTTACTTGCATATTAGATGCTATTCCACCATTAATCTTCTGTGTTCCTACAACCATATAAGGACTTGATGGTGATGCAGCGACGACTATTGACATACAAAATATAATAAAAAAAGTCCAAAGTATTAATTTATTTCTCATTTCTATCTCTCCTATATTACTCCACCTGTCATACAAGTAAGGTTTTCATAATTGAATGTTGTACAGAATCCTGTTTCTCTTGCAAAGGTCCAGTTAAGTCCTCTATCTTGTAACATCCATACTCCCCATCCTGCATCTATTGTTGAGTTGATGTTTCTTGTTCTATTTGTTATTTGGTCAAGATAGCTATGGGTTGTGTAGTTTTGCCATGAAAAGATAGTTACATTGTCTAAGAATGGTGCATCATCTAAAAGACTTGTTAAATTCTCTGGTGTTCTTGATTGTAATAATCCTACTAAATTCCATCCTGTGTCTGATGTAGTATTCATATCTAAACCTATTAATGTACCATTAGAATCACTACCTATTCCTGTTTCTCCACCTCTATCCCATGTTGTATCAAAGGACATCTGTATTCCTACGCCATCTCCTCTATAAAATGTATAATTCTCTCCAAGTTCTGGTGCATCTCTTGCATAAGTTGAGAATGTTCCATTAGGTAACCAAGTATGTACATAAGAGGCATTTAATTCTTCTGCAAATGTAGATGAGTTAGTTACACTCTTTAAGACACCTATCCATGTAGTTCCTGTTTTCAATGCCCATGGCTGTCTATAAGTTATAGCTGTTGATTGATTATAACAAAAGTTTCTTGCATCACAAGCTGTATAGTTCCAGTAATACAAATCATTAGTTTCTAATCCATCGAATGTAAATGTATGTTCTGTTGCTAATGCAGATGACTCTTGTACTACATTTACAAAGGAACTATCTGTAGCAAAACTCAACTCCACATCTGTTGGTTCATTGGTGATTATTGTAATATTCACAGTGTCGTGAGTATTTGGTAATGATGTATTTTCAGCAAGAGTAATGGTAGGAATAGACCTATCTACTTCTATTGTTATATTCTCACTAACACCGCATAATCCTGCAGTATTACATCCTTGAACATAGAATTGAATAAATCCACTACCATCTCCACTTGTGATTGTTCCAGTTCGGTTGTCTAATTGATTAGTTAAGGTAATTAAACTATTAATTTGTTCTCCAGATAAAGAAACAGTATCATTTACTATCTCTAATTCTATAAGTCCTAAGTCATCAATATAATCACTTTGATTCCAGAATAGTGTTGCATTCTTTAAAGTAGATGTATCTGTTACTGTGAAATTTATTGGTATTATACCATCGTCATCAATAGAACCATTTATAGGAGTATGTACTTCTACAGTAGGTATAGATGTGTTTGCAGCTTCGAATACTATATTTATTGTTCTGTTTTCAGAGTAAGTACAATTACCTAAAACACTTGAAGCATTATTACAAACATAGGCAAACCAATGAATTACTGAATTTTCTGTTATGCTTTCTTCACCGTTTAAATCTGAATTCAAATCAAATACTTCGGTATCAGAAGTTCCAGTTAATGTTTTAGAAGCATTTTCTACTAATACAATATCTGCTATTGTAAAATTACTATCTGCATAATATGTTTGTGTAGTTACATTCCAAAAGATAGTTGCATTAGAAAGACCTATTGAGTCTGTTCCTTTAACTGAAAAAGTAAAGTTACCTACATTAAAACTTTCTCCATCTGCTGGACTAATTAAAGTAACAGTCGGTGGTGTTCTACCTTCTTCTGGTATATCTTCATAATAAACAGTCATATTATTGCTTTCCCAACATTCTGAATTATTATTACAAACATAAGCATACCAATGTAACCACATACCTGCTGTTTCTATTTGATATTGGTCGTCGGGACTTAATGTAAAGTTATTTGCTTGGCTTACAAATGTATCTGCTGTTGTATCATTAGTTACATTTTCAGTCCAAATTAATCCTGCTGTTGATGGACTATTGGATTCATTCACAAATATTGTTATGTTATCTAATGTATTAAAAGAATCATTTGATGTAAATACTTGGAATCCTCTTTCAAGTAATCCGTCACTATCCTCTGATTGATCTATTGGATATTCTGGTTCTACACCTGGAACCCCTGCATAAACTAAACCTGCACTTAATAAAAAAACAACTGAAAAGATGATTAAAATTATTTTATTTTTCTTTCTCATTTTAGCTATATTCCTCCCTGATTATATAACCTCTGATGGCAACAGAAGCATTGTCTGTTGTTCCACCTTTTATTGCAATTACTAAACTCTTTGCTAAGCTTGAATCATATCGAACTGGCAAAGGTAATGCGAATGGTATGTGCTCTGATGGTCCTGCACCTTTTGTTCTTACGAATTGTGAAAATATATCTGTGCTTGTAGCTCCTGTTCCTTCTACTTCGTTGTTAGTTCTTAATTGAACCCATACATTATCAGTAGTACCATCAATACTCATCATAATATCTGTAACATAAGCAACATGTCCTTCTGGTATATCTAAAACAGCGTCTGCTCCTGACTGTTCTACAAAGGAACCAGTAAGGGTATAATCATTAACATATCTTGTAAAAGACTTTCTATATGCAGCCATTCCTTGTAAGTGAGTTACATTCTGTAAATCATGTTTATCAAATTTAGTTCCTGTTGGAAGTCTTGCAGTTACTTTAAGATTAACTATCTCTGCATCCTGACCTGTGTAAGTAACAGTTTGAGAATTAGTATCATAACTATTTGCAGTGACTATTACATCTATCTTATCACCCTCTGTAAGAGCACCAGGATAAGCTTGAAGATTCTTAGAAAACTCTCCTCCAGAAGTAGTTGTATCAATTAAATCTTCGTGGGTTGTATTATTGTGAAAAGTCACAGTCATACTTTGTATTCCTACACCTTCGTAGTCTTTTATTTTCCCACTGATTACACATGAATTGTTAACCATCTATTTATTTCTCCTTCTCTTTCTTAGGTTTCTCTTCTTTCTTTGGTTCTTTTGCAGTTTCAAATGCGTCTTTATATGATTCATTTAAGAATTTTAAAGCATCATCTGAAACTTGTACTGATTTTCCTCTCATAAGAGTTATTCTACCAAGTCTTTGTGGAAGAGTAATACCTTTATTTTTAAAATTTGGTTTTAATCTAATCCAATTTACCATTCTAACACCTCCAGTGTTTGTTTTACATTGTGAGTATAAATACTGCAATATGTCTTGTCTGTTTTTTGTCGTCTTTTCATAGGTTATTAAATCCTTTATTATTTCTTGCTCAAAGTTATCTTTTTTGAGATTCTTTAATATTGTTTTTGTGTTTCTTTCCAGATAATCATTTATCCATTTTTTCATAATAAAAAAAATAAAAAAGTTATGCAGTGACGTTGTAGATTCTTACTACTGCATCTGGATATGCCAAGTTAAATGCTATGTCTTCTATTGCAAAGAAGTGAACTCTATCAAATTGCTCAAATGGTTTCCTTACAATTCTAAATGTTCTATCCATCCTACTTGGTACTCCTATCATTGGTGAATCTCTATACACTGCTAATGCCTCTGTATATGAGTTAGTTGCTGTTGAGCTACTTCTTATACCACCTGCATTTGTAAGTGTATCGTCTTGAGTATTTGGCATCTTATTTGTAACAACAACTGCTGAACCATATAATAATCCAACTTGTCCAGAAATGATAGTTGCATTAGGATATTTTTCCATAGTTTCAAATTGTTCAAATCCTATGATTGCTGTTCTCATATCAGTAGATACAATCCAGATAACTTCTTTAGGGTCAGTTCCATATTTACCTAAATTCTTCAATGCTGCTCTAAAGTCTGCTGTGCTTATTGCATCTGAACCACCATTAACTATAGTTCCTGTTGCTGAGTTTCTTAAACCATTAAATACAATTAACCATTCATTGTTAGTTGCACCATATCCATGTGGATGGTCTGTTGAGTTATATGCGTTGTTGATATTAGATGAGCTTGTATCAGTATCACCGTTAACTATAGCGTCTTCTTCAACTTCAACCATTCTCTTTTGAATTTGATTTCTTACATACTGTTCAGCTTGTGGACTTATGTTGTAAGCCAACCATTTTTCTTGAACTTGCATGTTAGTTGCCAAAGTCTTTAAAGTAAGAGTTACATTGCTTGTTGCTAATGTTCCTTCTGTTATAGGTACTGCTGTGTTAAGAGGGTCAGTGATTTCTGCACTTAGATGGTCTACTTCGTAAGTATCGTCGAACTTTGGAACATCTAATGTTATTGAATCCATTGTCCATGTTTGGAATGTTTGTCTTGCCCATGATTTCTCAAAAACAAAATCTATAATCTTTGCAGATGTAGGACTTGGAATAAACTCTGAACCTGATGCTGCTGTTCCTGATGTCAGTGCTTTAGCAAAGAAGTTATTTTTACTTATATCTCCACCCTTAGCAAATTCTTTTAAGTCTTGATAATATTCATAACCCACTGGTGCAGGTATATCGTTTCCTAATTTGTATGTCATTTTATATCGCCCTCCCTGTAAATAAATGATTTAATATTGGCATATCATTAGATTTCTGGATTGGTTTTTCTTTTTCCATTCCTTTAATCGCACTACCTCTTGCTGCTTTTTCTACGGCTTTTTCAGCAGGTTTATCTTCTTCCTTCTTTTCTTCTTCCTTATCCTCTTCTTTTGGAGCTTCTTCCTTTGGTGTTTCATCCTTCTTTTCCTCACCTTCAGCTTTTTTGATTGCTTCTTCTGCTTTCTTTTTGTCGTCTTCAACTGCCTTTTGGAAATCTTCTAATCCTTTACTGATTTTATCAAGTTTATCATTGACAGCAGTATTGGATTTTTCAAAATCCTCTTTAGTAACATATTTATCTGTATCTTCTACCATTTTGTTAGCCTCCACGCTATTTTTCTTTTCTATAAATTCAATTCCAAATCCTCCTTTCTGAAATGTCCCATACACCAACGATTCATCATTGATAGGTATTGGTGTAAGACTTGCTTCATAAGGTGGTTCAAAATCTGTGATGTGAACCTCATTCATACCAGTATCTTTATTATAAACATCTTTTCTAACTGGCTTAGAACCATAAATACTCCATGAATCTAAATTACCATTATTAAGAGAACCCCAAACAGAGTCAGCTTCTGGTAATGATTCGTTTAGTTTACCGACGAGAACATGTGCAGCCTTAGGCATTTTACTTGTATCAATTTGAGAACCTTCAAAATATTTATTTAAGTCCTCAATATATTTGCTCATAACAATGGTACCTGCTGGTAAGTTCTTATGATCATGAGTAATAAATACTTTATTGTATGGTGCTTTAATAAATTCAGGTGCTCTCTTTCTTAGTGCATCAGCGTCTATAATTTCACCTTGAGTGTCTAACTTTTCAACAGAACCTAAACCCCAAAAGTATTTCCCACCTTCTAAATTTAACTCATTAAAAACAGGTGGTATAGAATTCTGATTAAAACTTTTTTGTAATGGATATATTATTCTGTATTTAGGGTTCATTTTTACTCTTTTTTATAAATAAATAAGTCAATCTTAATAAATGTTTTGATTTATGTTATTACGAATTAGTCAATTTCTTTCTATGTTTAAAGAAACTTATTTGTCTTTCTCTTTTCAATAATTCTTCTTTAGAACTAAATGTGCCTAACTTCTTCTTTCCATCTTTAGAATATAAAACCCATTTGTTTCCTTGTTTTCTTATCATTTAACAATTTCCTTTTCCTTGACCTGCTTTTGGTCTGCTTGGTCTTGGACTTCTTTGTCGAGGCCCTTGTTTATTTCTATCTGGCATTGTCTCACCTCCTGGTTATAATGCTTTTAATAATCTTAACATTCTTGCTATCTTTTTAGGACTTGCTTTCTCAACTTGTGAAATCTCTCTTTTTGATAGTTTATAATAATAATCGATAGGGTGTTCTTTTATTATAGTTTTAAGAATGCTTGGATTGATTGAATAATTTTCATGTATCTCTTTTTGTATTGAAATAACAAAATCATAATAATCCTTTATCTCTTTTTGTATTGAAACAGCAACAGGATAAACATCCAAACTTTTTACGAGAATTGGTGCTTTTATATCTATATCATATTTAATAAATGTTGGAAAATGTCTTTTTTTCTTTAATGCTCCTGGAACTTTAGGCAATATCTTCTCTGGAGGAGGAACAAATACTATTTCACCACCATATCCTCCAGTAGGAATTAATGTATCCTTACCAAATCCCCCTGTTATTATTGGAGATACCATTAGGCTGGTCCTCTTTCAAAGACATCAGTTGATGATGCACTTCCTGCACTATCTTTCAAATCAAAAGTATAAAGAACTGTTGTTTTGTCATTATCATAAATCTTTAATTGATTACCTTCTATCTTCCATTTATTTTTAAGTATTTTTAATATTAAATCTGTACTATCCTCTATAATAAACTGTCCTGAGAATCTTCTTGGTTGTGTAGCTGAATCACAAAAGAATATATGAACCCCTGTAGTTAGTGGTGTATAATCATAATAGTAAAGTCCATTACCTAATTCTGTCATTGTTTGAGCATCTGCTTGTTTTGTTGGTGTAGCATCCCAAATAGTTATTTTACAGTCTGTTAATCCAGTGACAAGTCTCTTAGATTCATACACTATCCTTACTGTTTCTGATTTATAATATCTCATCTAAATAAGCCTCTCAATCCAATCTATTGTTGTGTTTATTATTTGCAATCCATGTACTTTACTATAAACTTGGTCATAGATAGCACCTATAGTTTCATTACCACCTGTACCATCCCATGTAACATCTCCATGCTCTATTATTTGAGTTCTTGTTTCATTTGCACTCTCTGTAACTGCTTCTATTCTTGCCAAGGTCTCATTAGAACCATCTGTAAGCGTTCTGCTTGAAACCGACCATACATCTGCTGCTACTATATCATTTAATGCTTCTATCAAATCTCCAATCCATCCTCTTGTTTCATTAGCAGTTGTTCTGTTATCATCCATCCCTTTTGACAATGCCTGAACCCTTAAAGCTGCATTAGTTTCTGTCTCAAACCCAGTAGCAGTAGCCCAAGCAGAATCACCATGTGTCTCTAAATCAGAACGGTTTGCATCTAATCCTTCTGCCAATCCTTGAGCATCAATAACCAACCAATCATAAACTGTTTTAATTCCCCCACTATCAACATTATCCACTAAAGCACTTACAGCATCTATCAAATCTTTTAATGCAGATAAACCAAAGGTAGCATCTACTAATAAATCAACAACACCACTTATTGAAACATTTAAAGCAGTTCTATTTGCATCCATACCCTCAGATAATGCTTGTATTCCAGCAGGAGTACTGAAGCCTGTTGCTGTTTCATAACTTCCTGCACCATGTGCTGAATCTAATTCTGCTTCTGAAATACATTCTGTATCAGCATTTGTGCAACTTACAGAAGTGGCTGTATCCCATGCACTATTTGCTAATATCTTAGAAGTATTTGCATCCATTCCTATTGCTATGTTTTGTAAATCACCATCAAAAGTATCATGTATATCTGTTGGAGATATTGTTGTATTGGTATCTGTTATATTAATTTGGGTAGCATAATTAAAATTAATTACATTAAAAACCATAGAAGTATTATCTACACAAACTATTCTTCCTCCTCCTTCTGTGGTTGGAGTATATGAATAATTATAAATTCCTGTATTTACAACTAATTCACTTGTTACACCATCATTTACATCAACACTATAATCACTTAATATAATATCCACTGTTGAACAATCTTGTGTTGGTGGTGTAATAAACATACATTCTTGATTTATTTTTAATTCATTTCCACAGTTAGGCATTACTGCATAAGCCATACTAACTAAAAATATACAAATTCCTAATAATATTAGTTTTTTCATTGTTTTATTATAATCAAATAACATTTATAAATAATGCTATTTTTTGAAACATCCTCCCTGACATGATACTACACAATCTGTTCCTGAAGTATGATAATTACTGAATCCTGTTATGTCTGCATCTATATTGAAAACTCCTGCATCTCCACCTATGTTTAGAACACCACCATCACCTGTAACTAAAGAACTTATTGTGCAGTTGTCTGAGCATTCTACATTCCAATCTCCTGAGTCAGAGTAAGTGCAGGTATCTGTTGGTCCTGCTGGTTCATAATAAACTGTTATTGTTATATGGTCAACATGTGCAGATGGTCCTCCACCGAATGCCCTAACTCCATCTACATTTATTACAACTCCAAAATCAGCATCATTTATATCTGTATCATCCCAGCTTTCACTCCATAAATCTTCTGCTCCCCCTGCACTAACTGTTCCCTCAGATGTAGCCCAAACACCAATAGCTTTATTTTCACTTCCAAGATTTCCATCTGATTTAATAATTTTTATTGTGTTATCTGTTATGGTATTTGGTGCTATTCCTGCGTTAGAATTATACCTCTCAAATGATACAACTATCCCATCTATAGTTGCCCCACCTGGTATTGAAAATCCGAAGTTCGTTGCTTTTAAATAATGAGAAATTGCTGTTACCCCAAAGGTTGCTGTTGCCCAGTCATCATTACTTGTTTTTGCTTCATCTGGAGTAGCCCAAGTTATAGTCCCAACAGTAGCGTCATCTGCCATAGTTCCAGGACTTGTTGCTCCTGTATCTGGGTCAATCATTCTTAAACTTCCTGTTTTTCCATCAACAATATTAAAAATTAATTTATCATCTTCATAAGTTGTAGAAATATTTTGTTCTGTTTCTGCTTGATTAAAATTAACATAAAGATTATCCATTAAAAACTTATTGTCTTTAAATTCTGTTTTAAAACCCTCACAATTTATTTTATAAGCCATAGAATCTACTGCAACACCTGAATCAGTTGTAAAATAATAACCCCCTCTACGAGGTATTATATTTATTTGATTATTTGAAACACTCAAAAAGTTTGTCTTTTCATACTCTAATTCAAAATAACAATATTTATTATCTAAAGTTTCAAATTTTATTCCACCATTATATTCAAAAACATTTAAGTAATCTTCAATAGGAATAAACTCTCCATCATATTCTATATTCACAGCACCAAGATAAGAAGTTGCTACACATTGTCCATTTAAACAAGTTGTATCTGTTTGAATAGAACGAGTAATTATTCCTTTTTCTTTTTCTCCAACTTCAGGGTCTAACTCAATATAATATTTATCAGTCTCACAAACATCCTCAGTACAAACTATTTCCTGATTACATTCCAAATCTTTTAAAACACCTTTATTGAATTTAATTATATCAGTAATACTAACATCCTCTTCTGTTAGCAAACCTCTTTCATTTTCTTTCAAAACCCACTTAGCAGTGCATTCCAAATCCTTGAATTTAAATTCCACATTATCTCCATCTAATTCAAAACCTACATCTTCCTTGATAGTTTCACATCCACTAAGCATTACAATCATCCCTATAATTATAAAATAATACCATCTCATTGACATATCTCTAAAACAGCCCCTCCAGAACCACTATCAAATAATAAACAACTTCCATTATGAAGTATGGAACCATCACCAAAACTCACATTATTATTTTGTGGTAATGTTATATTTCCATCAAATACTTGGTCTTCTGCAAACACATTTGTGTCATTAGTCATAGCAATATTAGCATAACCTTGGTGGGTATCAGTATTAACAACTGGTTCTACATTACAATCTATTCCACCAGCAGTTCCATCTGCTACACACCACTTAGTGCTTGTTAATGTTCCTCCACTATACAAAACAGTTTCAGATACTTGTGTGTTTAATTCTGAAATAATATTCATATCCTCACTAATAATAAATTTATTATCAGCTTCTGTTTTATTGTAATAATCAATTATAATATTATCTATGTGTGTAAAGAAATTAGCTATTGTAAGATAAATTGAACTTATTAAAGTTGTATCTTGATATATTTGTGGACAAGTTCCAGAAGTTGCACAAGTTGTATCTGTAATTGTAGAAGCTATTTCATGCTCACTAACAGTTATTCCAGTACCTGCAGTGTAATTAGTTACATCCCAAGTTGATGGTAAGTTAGTTCCATTATTGAATACAACATTTTCTAAAGTTGTTTTTATGCTCCAAACTACATTCCATAAATCATAAGCAGCTTGTGTTTGATTATAAAACCATTCTCCCCAAGTGTTGTAAACTTCATCTGTATGATTTGTTAAACCAGTTAATCTACTTCCATCCCCTTCAACATAATCTGCTAATAATGTATCTGTTGTTATATTATAAACTGCATCCCAATTATCTGTTAATGGTCTTGAACCATCTTTAGTTAGGAATACAGAAGTGTCAATTCCACCTGATGCAGAACCTGTTTTGAATCTTCTTAAATCAATAACTGCTCCATCTGATAATTCAGTATTTTTAGCTTGTAAACAATAAGCGTATAATGGAACTGCAGTATAATCATAAATATCTGGTAATTCATAAGTTACAGGATTTGTTTCAATATTCAAACAATTAGCAAGAGTAACATAATTAACATCATCTAATGCTAACCTTTGATGTAATAAAGTATCATCACATCCATCTTCATATCCTGTTATAAATATAAAGTATCTTCTATATCTTGAAGTCAATGAACATTCTACTTGGTCTTGTGAAGCATCTTCACAAGTTGTAAGATTTAAACCATTAGCACTATCATCATAAAAGTAATTTGTACCATCTCTACCAAATAATTCCAATGTTGCTCCATCTGTTATATTTTGTATTGTAGCAGTTACTGGTTGGTCTACAAATACATATTCTCCAGAATTAATTGTGAAGTCTAAGTCCTCTTCTTCTACTAAACTCATCCCGTTAAGAACATCTAAATTGATTGTTTTTAAGTGTAATATTCTTGACCTTATATAATTTCTATTTTGAATAGGCATTCCTTGATGAACTTCTATTTCTCCACTATGAGCCATTGCGTGAAATATTGGTGTATTTCCTGCTTGATTAATATCTGCATCTACAAATGCGCTGACAGGAATTGTGGATATTGAACAGTCTGTTCCAGAAACTGCATAAGCCTCGTGAGCATTATCATTAACTGCTATTGTATCTGCAGGAATATCACAATACTTTTCATCTCCTTCTGGAGTTGTTACTATCCTTACTGTCATATCAGGATAACCAATATTTAATGTTCCTGCTTCATGTGTTAAATTTACTTGTCCAAATCCATCAATCTCTGCTGCCCAAACAATTCCTCCTTGTATTCCACCTGCTATTGGTTGTCCATAGAAATATTCTTGAGCAGTTATGTTTTGAGCAGATAAGTTACCAGTCATGGTATCTCCTTTTACTTCAACATAAGTATTATTACCATCAGTCCAATTAATGTAATCTTTAATAATAGGATCCAATTCTTGGTAACTAATATATTGTCCAAAGGTAGCATTACCAACTTCCCAATCCATATAAATATTACCCATAGTTCTTAAATCTGTAATCCATCCAGCAGAAGCCGAACTAATTAAAACCAAAATACAAATTCCTAATAATAATTTTTTCATTTTAACCCACTATATAATTTCCATCTATTTTGAGATTCGCAGTAATAGGCTTCATAATTGTAAGTATGGGATCAAATTCAAGAGTTATAGACTTTGTTTTTTTTGGTGCCAATTCTTTAACATCTCCAATTAATTTGACATGTTCTCCAGATAAATTGATTTTAAGATTTAATATATAAGGAAGAGGATTATAAAGGTAAATTGTTTTCCTTGTAACTTTTCCAGCAAGTAGTGGTTTGAATGTAATTCCATCTGTTATTTCCATCTGCTTTTCCTTATCATAAAATAATTGTAAATCTTTCATTGGTTAAGTTCTTTTTGAATATCATCGATTACTTTCTCTTTTTTCTTTAAGACTTCTAATTCTTTCTTTGCTAACAACTCTTTTTTCTCTATAATAGAATCTTCAGCCTCTAATTTCTTCTTTCTTATATCTTGTTCTTCTTCATCTATTCTCCTATTTTCCTTTATCTTTAGTTGTTCTACTTCACTCAACTGTTGATAGGTATCTGTCATTATAGGTGGTGTTCTTGTTAGAAGTGATTTGACAACTGGTGTTCCTTCAACATAAGGAACCCACGAACAAGTGCATCTCGGATGTGTTGGAATGAGACCTCTTGATTCTTCTAAAGACATTACTCTTCCTAATCCACCTGGACTTCCACCTAAATTTATTGAACATTGTCCATCTGGGTCAGCACCGATTAATGCCTGAACTTTGTTAACTACTCCTGATTTCTCGTAAGCATTTAGTCTTCCTTCTGATTGTGCTCTTGATACTTCTGTCCTTGTTATGTTTTCAAATCTTCCTTTATACAATGATTTTATAGAGTGTTTTTCAGCATTTAATCTTTTTACTATTTGTGGTATTGATTCACCTTTATCTAATCCTATTCTTATTGCTGTCTTTGATTTTGCTGCTGCTTCACTCATTGCGCCTTCTACTAAATCAATATTCATTTCACTTAAAAACTCAATAGCCTCGTAATCTTTTGCTCCTTTTGTCAGAGTTAATTTCAAATCATCAGAACCTTTTTGGAATCCAAAATCAAATGCGTTTATAGAATGTCCTCTTCCTATGCTTCTTGCTTCCATCATTAGAGTTAATTTTAATTCTTCCATCTCCTTGAACTCTTTTGTAGGATTGGCAGCTTTCTTAATCTCATTTACTTTTCGTCTCTCTACGACCTCTATAGCCTTGTCTATGTATCTATCTAACAAACCATTTAAGTCTCTTGCATAGGAGTTTTTCATAGCAAATATTTTATCAAATTCTGCTTTCTTTTGAGCACCTATTGGTGGCTTCTGAACTAATTTCTTATTTCTTGTATCTGGAGTTATTGATTTACTCATAAACCCTGAACCACCATAATGGGTTTTCCAAGCGTGAGGATTTCTTCGTGTAGCTTCTAAGTCTGGTAATGACCTTGATAATTCTTTGTCTCCTTCTGACTCTCCTGTCTGTCCTGTCTGGTCGTTTTCTTTTGCATTATTTTCACTACTTCCTGAAAATCCACCACTACTTAATGCTCTTATTTGGTCTCCTTCTTCTATAGGTGGATAACCTAAGTTTGCTCTTCTCTCGTTAATAGTTAATACATCAGAAGTCTTTTGAGATATTTCTGCTTCTTTTATTTCATCTCTTTTATTTGTTTTATTAAATCTAAATCTTATTTTATCCCAGCCATACAAAGGAAATATATTGTTATTCATAAATTGAGCAATGAAATCTCTTTTAGCATTATTATCTTCGTCCATGTCTGCTTTCTCTATATCTCCTTCCCATCCACCAGACTGACCACCCCAATAAATAGAACTCGGACTTACTCCAATACCTACACAGATTTCAGTTCTTGCGTTTTTTATAGTCTCTACAAATTGTAAATCTTGATGTTTAGTAAGAGGAGTATAAGTTATCTTTCCACCTTCTCCTTGAGTAAATACATCCATTTCTGGATTCTTTTTTGAATTTATAATTTGATCTACTATTTTATCATATTCTACTTCGTCAGCTTCATTAATAGCCCAGTGTCCTTTTGCTCTTTGATTTTCAAATACTGTTCTTGAGAACTTTTCTGCAGTAAACTTATCTCTTGTAGCAAACATAATAGATTGAATTAAACTCTGTCCATAAAGTCTTGTTCCAGAAGCATAATAAGTAGTATGTAGCATTTCTAATCTATCCCAGAAGTATTTAGTAAGTCCTTCCCAGTGTTGAGAATAAGCACCTGTTTGTCTTATATTATTTCTTACAGTTAATTGCATTAAGTTACCATTTAAATCTGTATGTATCTTCATATCTTCCCAGTCCATAACATGTAATTCTTGTGGTGGAGCTATGATAATAGGAAAGTCATTTTCATCTTTAGGATATACTAATTCTAAATAAAGATTATCACCAACGATTAAAGAGTTTGTCATCTTTCTTAGAATCTGATTAAAAGAAACTTTTTCATTAATACTTCCAAAATCTGGGTTACCACCACCTGCAGATATAGTCCATTCTTCAAATTGTTTCTTTTGATTATCTGCCTCTGTTGAATCTGCTTCTGTTATATCTTCTTCAATCTTAGGTTCTATAATAAAACCTGCTGCAACTATCTTTTCTACTTTCTTGTTTACTGCTGCTCGAATAAATGGGTCTTTTAAGAAATAAGCAACAATCTCATTATTGTTAATATCATAGTTTTCTACTGTTCCTCTATAAATAGATTGATTCTTGAATTCTTTAATAAATGCAGAAGTAGCTTTTTGGATAGCAGGTTTAAGTCTATTTTGTATGCTTCTCTCTTGAAAAGATTTAAAATGGTGAATAGGATTAATTCTGTTGAATGCTTTTAAAATAGGATTTGTGGATTGCATCTTTTCTCTTTTAAACCAAGCAACCTGGAAGAGGTTTAATCAAACCAGGATTTCTGCTTGGAAATTGGTGTTTAATGAATAATAAAAGTAAAATGTTATACTTCTTAATATATGTTACTATTTAGTATAACTATTCAATAGGAATAAATTAAGTTTGTTACTATCCAAAGATACGAGTAGAGGTTTTAAGAGGTTTTATCTCATACCACATCCTCATCATTAACATATCTCCTCTATCTGTAGACCTTTGAATGTTCTTCATTACTTCTTCTTTAGGAGTTACTTGTAGCTTCTTATCTTGGTCTGCCTTTACTTGTGACATTTGCTGTAAGTCTTCAGTTAGTAATTTCTTGTCTTCTTCTGGAAGCTCTCTATATGCTCCAATAAGCCCGTTTTTTACATATTCAGATAAAAGGAACCAACATTGTGTTTTCAAATTTTGATAGTTCATCATAGTTATCTTATCTTTACTCCCTTCTTTTAGATACTCTTTTGGGTTAATTGGTGAGGCATTACTTACAAATCCTCTGACTCCTGGCATATCCTTAACAAGCCCAAAACCTACTCCTCCTTCATCTATAAGGCAGTTGCTTCTCGAAACTCTATACTTTTTTAAGATTACATCCAACTCAGTATTTGATATGTTTTCCATAACAATTACTTTCTCTAAAAACAATCCATCCCAAATCCCAATTACTGTTTTATCTCTACCTTTACCTGCAACATCAATTATACAGTACCGTGTGCCTCTCTTAGCCTCGTTTGTATAAATGTCAATTATTCTTTCATAGTCAAATAGACGGAAAGGGTCATCATCATAATGCCAGTCTCCTTCTTTTAGTCTTTTCTTTGTGGCTATATTTTTTATACTTTTTAACATTTCCTCATACTTCTGTGATGTATATGGATTGTCCCCATAAAGTGATTGTATAAAACAATAATCCTTTGGCAGTTCATCCTTCTCCCAAGGTAAATAAAAGTAATTAAATAACCAATTTTGTTTAGGATTACAAGTTATGAATAATTTAGGAAACAAATCATATTCATCATTTAGACATCTACCAATTCTTGTTTTAAGTGTATCAAAGGCATCAAATTCAATCTCTCCTGCTTCTTCTAACCATCCACCAGTATATTCAATACTTCCAATTCTCTCATATAAAGGATCACTTGGTAGTTTCTTTAAATCTAAGAAGTCTATTCTACTACCATTATACCATACTATATAATTATTTTGACCATTATAATGCCATAAATTTCTTGGTATTTTATGATACTTACAAGCCTTAATGAAGGTTATAAAGCTTGAAGCCATTATCCTTTTTAATTCTTCTCTACCAATGAACCATCTTGTTCCAGGATATGCTAAGCAGTTCTTTATAAGCCATTCACAACCACACCAACTCTTACCCCCTCCTGCTCCACCACCAAATAGAATAAATTTTGTTTTCTTATCTTCTAATTTCAACCATGCTAATGCTTGTTTAGGTGTTGGATTTATATTTATTTCCATTTTGAACCTTTCTTTAAATTTTCCTCTGGCGTTGTTAATTGAATATTATCTAATGTGTGAGTTCCACCTTTAGATATAGGTTTAATATGGTCTATGTGGAATCCAGTCTTTCTCAAATCTTCACGAGAAATAGCACATTTGTAGTTTTGTTCTTTTAATAAATTAAATATATCTTCTTTAGTAATTTGTTTTATTGCATTATCAATTACTGTTCTTCTTTTGTTAGAACTTAGTCTTGAGCTTATCTTTCCAACCTCTGTTTTTTTCCATCTCCTTATTCTTTCATTACAATCTTCTTTATTGTTTTCCCTATATAATCTACAAACCTCGAGAATTCTATCTCTATGTTTATTATAAGACTTAATCCTATATTGGTAATATTTTCCATTCTTATCTTTCAATCTTTCTCTTTGTAATTTGTGTATTTTCTTCTTATTATTTTTATAGTATTTCTTACAAGATTCTTTTCTTTTCTCTGGATTATTCTTAATGTATTTTCTTTTTGATTCTATTATTTTATCTTTGTTCTTGACATTCCATATATCAAGATACTTTTTTCTGCATTCTTTACAAGTTTTCCTTATTCCAAACTTCTTAGAATTATCAGTTACAAACAAATCTATATCTTTATATCTTAAACATTTCTTACACTGAATATCAACCATAGAATTAAAAAGGGTCTTCGTCTTAAATATCTTTCGGTTCTTCTAAATGTTTCTTAACTTCTTTTGGTATATTAATATTGATCTTAACAGGTAAATCTAATTCTCCAGAGTGTTCTAATCTGTGAACCTCTATAAATCCTCTATGTTTCATTTGAGTCTTGGCCCAGAACTTTAATAAATCCTTATCTCCTTCTGCAGCCATAGAATAAATCTTTTGAGAAATAACATCATTGTGTTGCTCTATTGCAGCTTCTAACATATCTTTAAACTTATTTTCTTTACACCAATTATAAAATGTTCTTCTACCAATATTTGCTTTCTGACAGGCAAGAGTTATATTTCCAAAATTAGTAAGATAAGTATCAATAAATAACTTCTGCTTATTAGCAACACTTCTTTTTGTGCCCTTTTGTGCCTTTTTCTTACGTTTTACCTTTTTATTAGCCATTTGATAGTAATTAATATTATTTGTTACTTTCCTGTTGTCTTTTTCCAAAAGCTTCTTTCACATGGAGTTGTTGAAAATCCCCATTGTTTTGCTATTGTTATCCCAAACAACTTGTATATCTGATAATCATAGTGTTCCCATATTTGATATATTCCTAAGAAACTATATTTTAATTGTTCTTTTGCCATCATATTACCTTTCCAAAGGCTACCTTTTCAAGAACAGAAGTAATCTCTATGTCTACAGTCTCTCCTTCTATTGTATTAGGAATAAATACTACCATTCCGTCTATCTTTGTCATTCCGTCTCCCTTATTTCCTTTTGAGAAAATGGTTACTAAATGTTTTTCTCCTTCTTTTAATGTCATTGTTTTATGCCAAAGCTACGCTTTGTGGACCTCGGCGGTCAGCCTACTCCTGGTGATTTTATTTTAATATTTTTATTTATTTTTGGGTTCTTCTTTAATTCTTTTCTTTGCTTTCTTTCTTTTCTCTTTGTTATTTGTTTACAATCTTTTTTAATATCAGGAATTACTTTACTAAAATTATTTAATGCTTTTTCATTGCCATCGATAGTTTCTTCTAATTCACTTATTTTTTTGTTAATATCTTCTTGAGCTCTCTTATTCATCTCTTTTATTATCTCTAAAGGGTCTGTGTCTAATTTTTTAATATCTTCTCTCATCTGTGCTAATTGACCTTTTAGATTAGAAGTATCTGCATACTGTTTAGAATAAGTCTGATATAAATCTACTGCTGACAATTCTTCTTTTCTTGTTTCAGTAATAGTATAAGAATTCTCTTTATTTCTTTTTACTTGAACATCTCTTTCTATCATTTCTTTCTTTCCTTTGGATACTTTTAAATATTATTAGGTTATTGTTCTTTTGTGTATCAGTAAGACATTTAACCTATTTACAATTAGGTTTTTTCTTTAAGTATTTAAATCTTTTGGTAATAACAGAATAGAAAATGATTGGTTGGGTGGTGAAAGGTAGAGGTGTATAAACCAAACCCTCTGAGCATTACTGCATCAGATACCCAACCTTTAGCGGTGATTTATTCACTCTCGCCAGTATGATTAATATATTAATTTCTCATTAAATTCTTGATTTGCTCGGACCATAATTTTTTCAAAGGCCATAGGATATTTTTTCATTTTTTCTATACAATCAGATTCTTTCTCAGTACATATTATTTCTATAATTTTCATATCATCAAGGCATATTATATCTGCTCTGGAATTATTTTGAAAGATAACTTCTGTGATAAATTCTTTTCCTTCTTTTCTAAGCTGGTAACATATTTTAAATTTCATTAATTCATGGGAAAAAGAATTGTGTGCTGATATTTTAATAGAGTTCTTTGCATAAGGTCTTTTTCTATCTATGTATTTTAATGATTCTATTCTGTTTGCTATTCTTCTTTGATTATCCGAGACCATTTTCTTTCATTAGTTTATCTGTTTCTTTTACTGACATACTTTGCTTCTTTGGTGGCTCTGTTCTTTTTAGTAGGATGTCTAACTTCTCTATTATTATATCCATTTTATCTTTCATCTTTATACTGTTCTTGACTATTTAGGGCAAGTCCTCCTCATATCCTGCATATACTGCTCTATCTGGATGTAAACTCCAACACATTATTTCCTCTTCTTTTACATCAAATCCTGCTTCTTTAAGTTGGGTATATAAACAATTAAGAGCATCTTCTGGTGGAACTCCCCCACTACATCCCATTTCACAAATAATTAAATTATTATAAACTTTGTAGATTTGTTCTTTACCACACCATTTTATAAAAAACTCTTTAATTTTCTTCTTAGGATAATTCTTCTCAAATCCTATGTTTGCTATATATGTTCTACTCATCTTTCCCTTCCCTCCTTACAAATATGTTTTCTCCATATAGGTTTCAATATCCAAGTATCATGAATTCCAAATTCTTTTCCACAATTCTTGCATTTACTTGTTGATATAGTTGAAAACCAATCTTTTGCCTGTATACAAACAGTAAACTCTCTTACAATCCCATCATTACATTTTATTTTCATTCTTCATTATAAGCTGGATTTGGTTCTTGTACCTCTTCATAATCATAATCTATTATCATATCAGCCCCCACATCTTCGTTTGACATCCTTTCTTTAATTGCATCATCAATATCATCTTTTGATTCTACTTCTACATTTATCCTAATTGCTTCATAATATTTTACAAGTACTTCATAAGTTTTCATTCTTTCCGTTCCTCCTTATTTAGAGCAAACACTCCTTTGTTTTTTTGCTTCTTTCAATTTCTCTATTATTAAATCAATATCTCTATCAGATAATGTTACTTCAAAATTCATATCATATGGACTTCCTAAACAGAATCCTAATTTGATATAGTTATACATTTGAGTAAAACATACCCCCATTGGTTTTGCTATTTCTAATTTATATGTATCTAACATTTTTACCACTCACCTTCAAACTCTGATTCACAATCTTCTTCTATCTTCTTCTGTAAATGTTTTATTGCATCTTCTAATTTACTATAAAACTTCTTATTACTTGCAAACTCTCGAGAACCCACTAAAAATCCATTCTCAATGCTTTCAAGTTGCCATTCAAAATTTAAATTTTTCATTTATTTTTACCTCCCTTTTGTAATTTAATAAATTTCTTTCTCCAATCATTCCTATCCATTTCAAGTTGTTTGTTAGTGAATTTATATACTTCTAAATTGACTTTTGCTTTTTTTAATTTATCTTTTAATGCTTTAACTTGTTTAGTTTCTTCCATCTTATTTTCCTCCTTTCCTATTATATTAATATTAAGTAGTTAGCTCCCTCTCAAGATCACTAAGAGCTTCGTCTGACATTAAAGGTATCTTACAATAATGAGTATCTCTTCCTACTGGTTCTTGAAACCGACAATTCTTTTGACTTTTACAAACAACTAATAGAGGTTGATACTTATTTCCTACCCCATACATACATTTGAATTGTTTATTTGGCATCTTCTTTCTTCTTCTCTTTTTGACAGTCATAACAATATATTTTTCCATTGAAATTCTTTTTACTATACTCTACAACAGATTTAGTCATCTTTTCAGTGCCACACGCTTCACATTTCTCTGATTTGGACTTAACCTCTGTCTTGGTTTCTATTTGTTCGTTAGAGAGGTCTAAACCTATCTTCTTCTTCAAGATTTCCATACACTTTCCCAACAAAATAGGTCCTGCAACCATTTCTGTCTTGTCATCTATGTCTGCTGTTAATCCTACCTGGAAACTATTGTAATTCTTTGTTCCTTTAACCGATACATTTATTTCTTTTATTTTCATTTATTTATCCTCCTTAATAATCACTGTTTCTTTTCTTTTAAATATGTCAAACCATCTTCTT